GGAAGAACGCTGAAAAATCATTACTCACGTATACAAGAGCCATGATTAAAGAGGCTGGCCTTAGAGGTATTAAGACAGACAAGAATGAGGCCAACATAGAGGCTCTGGAGGCCGTTTCTGGGCATCTGTGGGGTACGGATAAGCCTGTCTGGAGTAAGGCATCTCATGTAAATCGTGTCAATATTACCCATAGGGCTAATCTTTATCGTAAAGATCATATTTATTATGCAGAGTTTTATAAAGATACTCAAAGTGAATACAATAAACCATGTTGCGATAAGTGTTTATACTATTGGACAACTCACGCTATTAGAGATAGAGTACAATAGATATTATGGAAATGATGCTTTTGATATTTTTTGCTACCCTGTCTTTTTCCTTTGGACTATCATATTGGGCTACCTTTGATAAACTAAAAAAGTCTAACCTATTGTTGGCTGAACTTTTTATAAAAACCAGGGCACTTGAAGAATTAAACTCTCAAATGAACAATGGCATCAGTATGTCTGACGACACAATACATAAAGAAAACTTTATAAAGTTTCTCTCTGACTCAAGAGATTGGGCTTTTGAGTATATTGAAAAGTCACAGCAAACCATTAAAGAGGTTTCGGATGAACTAAAAGTAAAAGGTTTGGATAACTATTCTGATAAACTTTTAGCGCTTTTACCAGAGATGGGTCAAGAAAAAAAATAACATGAGAGACGTTCTGTTATCAATTATCACAGGTTTTGGATGCGGTGTCGTGTTCGCAGCATTCAAATTGCCAGTACCAGCACCACCAGTTTTTGCGGGAGTCGCAGGAATTATTGGTTTATGGGTTGGCTATAAAACACTAACACAAATTATATCCTAGGAGGAATAATGAATAACTTATTAAACGATAAGACAAAGGCAATGATAGCATCATACGGACGATCTGTTCTTGGTGCAGTAATTGCACTTTACATGGCTGGCGTAACAGATCCAAAGGATCTATGGGCTGCACTAGTTGCTGCTTTAGCGCCCGTTGCATTGAGAGCGCTCAATCCTAATGATAAGGCGTTTGGCGTACTACCAGATACTGGTATGATTTCAGATGCTCTTGGCAAGATTGTGCCTGTTAAAAGTGCACCAAAGAAAAAGGCTGCTAAGAAAAAGTAGTTTAATTAATAGAGGGGGCAACTTTAAAACTTGCCCTCTTTATTTTTTTATAATGGGGATCAATGGATTTTGTATATATATGTAAAGACGGAATAAACGAAGAACTAAAGTATTCAATTAGATCTGTCGTTGAAAGTTTTCCAGAAGCAACTATATGGGTTGTTGGCGGTAAGCCTGACTGGTATACAGGAAACTACATAAAGGTAGAACAAAAAGAATCAAAGTATAAAAATGCTGTAAAAAATTTAGAAACAATTTGTTTTTCAGAAGAAATATCACAATCATTCGTCTTAATGAATGATGACTTTTATATTATTAAAAAAATAAATAAGATAGAAAATTTTCATAGTGGCTTCCTGTTAGATAAAATAAATCTATATCAAAAACTAAATGGTAACTCTCAGTATACTAGAAAACTTTCAGGCACATATAAAAAACTTAAAGCGCTAGGCTTTGAAAACCCTCTAGACTATGAACTCCACGTTCCCATGATTATGGAAAAAGAAAAATTAAAGATAGTCCTAGAACTTTTAGATCAATTTTTATGGAGATCTATATATGGAAATAAGTTTGATGTCGGTGGCACACAAATGGAAGACGTTAAAGTTTACAATTCTGGACCATTAGTTCTTAAGTCTTATAATTTAAACATAGATGATCACACTTATTTGTCTAGTGCCGACAGTTCATTTAATAATATATTTAATAAAATACTTAAGATTAAGTTTGATAAAAAAACTAAATTTGAGAAATAAGTTCTAGGTATTTATCTTTCAATATTGTTGGTGCAAAGTTATTAAAGCCTAAATCATAAGCCTGTTGTTTATAGTTAGTTTTATCATTGATAGACATATACTTATCAATTGTTTGCGCTAACAAAACATTGTTTGCCTCAAACAAATTAATTCTAACCTTTGTTCTAATTGTTCCTATCGGATCTGATTCAACCAACCAATCTTGTGGCAAGATCTGATTATTGGGCGAAACATTTGTCATAAAAACGGGAAGTCCAGAAAGTAAGGCCTCATTCATTGGTAAACATAGTCCTGCATATCTTCTCGGCAATACCATAGCATCAAAACCGTTATACAGGTCTTCCCTGTTTTCTGGATTGCCAATTTCAATCTTTAGTCTTGAATCTGTTACATTAGTTACTATTTCACTTTGACTTCTGATTACCAATTCATAATCAGCCTTAGAATGTTTTAACATATTTATTACAGTTTCAGTACCATTTCTATCTTTGGCTGCTTTCTTACCAGCAACGTGTAATATTCTATTATGTGATCTAGAAATATTATTATTTTTTACACTTGTAAACAACTCAGGAGTAGTCGGTGGCGGAAGATGAATTACCTTTGTCCTATCTCCAAACATACTTTGAATTGTTTCAATTTGCCATAGACTAGGAGACAATAATACGTTTGGCAATGGTAGTTCTGGGTTTGACAAGTGACCAAACAATTCATAGTTATACTGAAGAATAGTTTTTACACCACGTTTATTTGCAAACCTTACAAAATTTTGATCATAAAAAGTTTCACAACTCAATACAATGTCTACATCCCCTAAAAACATTTTCATCTGTTGAACAGACGGAAACCCCTGTGTCTTAATACAACTATATTGGTCATACCACTCTGGATGCTGCTTGTTGTTATTAAACGGGGTAGAGTCAATTAAAAGAATCTTATCAGGACTAAGCATATTAACTAACTCTCTAGTCTGATTACCAAGGCCAGTATTATCTGATCTTGCTATGATTCCTAGTCTCATTCTTTATACCCCCAAGTTTCATCGTCTACCGTAAATTTGCGGGTACCCTGACGACCATCTAAATGGTAAGAACGCTTAATACTACCTTCAGGATGATATATCCAAAGTTTATGTGTCTCCCAACCTTCTTGATTAAATACTTCATATGGGGATATGTCATCTTGAATTGCTCCATGAAACGTATCTTCTATAAAAAATTTATCTTTACATCTTGGAAGCACAATGTCTTTATAATATTTTTTTCTACTTAGATGTGGTCGCTGACTCCATTGTATGGTTTTCATAAACCCATCTTCTAAACCAAACATAAGGTGTTCGTGATCTTTTGGTATGAATGTTTCAAAATGAAAACGAATAGTATTTGCTTTATTGTATTCAAACATATCTAAGCACTTATCCCAGTCTATTGCCATATCTGGAGTTAAAGGAGCATCGCCTTCAACATAAAGCAATAGTGGTGTTTTAACTTCAGAAATTGTTTGACGCATCATGTTGGTTTGATGGCTATGCTCTTTAAATATAAAAGGCAATATGTTTTTATCCTCATGCAAGCATTTCCATAAAATACGATTTTTATATTCATCGTAATCCTTTTTGCGGTTTTGTTGTTCTTCTCTGAGACCATCTATTTGCATAATAATTTCGTTGTCTGGAAAGTGCACACGAATATCACTAATTGTTTGCTCTATCATATTTGTACTTGGGTGATCTGGAATTACAGAGGTAGCCATGACAATTGTTATATCTCTTTTATGCATTTACTTGCCTCATTAACTCAATAAAAAGATCTCTTTTATATTTGATCCACCAACAAACAACTTGATGCATTTTAGATGTATAGTTATTTAATAATTCAGGTAACAATTCGGGCAACTGCTGCCAATTTTCAAAAGTTTTTATTGTATGATTACCCTCAAATAAAAAATTAAAAAAGTCTGTGTTTTGCATTCTTGAATCTAACTTATCTCCTATGGGTAAGCAAAGCATCTCAATTGCTTCATAGAATCTAAATGAATCAACAACCATTGCTCCGCTAGGGCAAGGAACAATCTTTGATAAAAACATTTTGTCGTAGTATTGTTTTGGCTTTAGTCCTTCTGCAAAACCATTGGTTGGATTATAAAAAGAGTTTGGTATATTAGGCATAACAGTTGCAAGTTCTTGCCTTCTTTGATGAGTTATTTGTCCTGAAA